TACAGTTAATGTTCCTGCAATAATATCAGCAGCATTGTGTGTATGTCCCGCGGGAGAAAAGTTTAATACTGCATTAAGGACAGTGATAAGATCCCCAGCCCCTAATCCTTCATTGAGAAACGCCGCAGTCCCTAACGTAGAACCATTAACTCTTAAGTTGATAGCAGTTACATTTGTAGCTGATACTGTATTAACGGTAGCCGTAGTAGAACGTAAAGTTACACTAGTAACGTTAAGTCCAGAAATATTCACTCCGGTTACGTTTGTAGCAGAAATATTAGCTCCACCACCGCCACTTTCGTCGGGGCCCGTGCTCCAAACCCCTCCTATTACCTTAACTACATCATTTTCATTTCCTATTGGTATCCCAACAAATTTAGATCCGTCGTAATAGATAAGATCGTTTTCTACGAATGAAGTTTGTCCGGTTCCTCCATTCGCTATTAACAATGGATTATCTATGGCGGGAATAATTACCGCTGATGGAATCCATTTAGTTCCACTCCAAGTTAATACTCGACCATTATTTGGCGTTGCAGTTATTTGCGTATCTGTTAATCCACTTAACGCATGATTATGGCTTGTTACGGAGTATATTCCAGTAAGAGATTGTGCGGTAAAGTGAACAGAGGCGGACGCTAAATGGTTTGATACGTCAGAACTCAGTGTTGTATTTATAGCTGTAAGAACATATTGCGGATGATCGTCGTCTCCTAATCCAGTTAGTAATCCATGATCTGTAATAACTGTTGGTAACACTACAGAAGACGGAATCCATTTTGTAGCACTCCACGTCAATATAGAATTATTAACTGGAGTAGCTGTTACTTGTGTATCTGTTAATCCGCTTAGTGCGTGCGTATGTGAAGTAACAGAATAAATAGAAGTTAGTGATCCAGCAGTAAAGTGGACAGAAGCTGAAGCTAAATGGTTTGATACTTGGCTACTTAAGTTAGTATTTACAGAAGTTAAGACATATTGAGGGTGGTCATCATCTCCTAATCCTGTTAATAATCCATGATCTGTCACTACAGTTGGATAGATTAAAGATGAAGGTATCCATTTTGTTGCGCTCCAAGCTAATATTGAATTATTAACTGGAGTAGCAGTGATTTGGCTATCTGTTAATCCACTTATAGCATGATTATGACTTGTTACAGAATATAACGCAGTAAGGGATTGCGCTGTGAAGTGAACTGATGCCGAAGCCAGATGATTAGTTAATGATGTGGCATCTGCTGCGATATCAACACCATCTACTGTTCCTCCTACAATAATATTATTTGCTACAGTTAGATTAGTTGCTGTAACATTTGTAGCTGATATATTAGTTCCAGTTAAGTTAACTGAACTCAATGTTCCTAAAACAGTAAGATTTCCTTGAATTGGAGATGTTGGACCAGCGTAGTTTACAAAACTTCTAAGCAACGTTTCTTTATTATACGTTCCAAATACTGTATCAGCGGTTGGTGAATCTAAAACAGGAGCTACAGTAACACTTGTTGTTACGTGATCTACAAAACCAACAATATAATCTGTTTGATCTTCACCTGAATGAAATACTAAAGCTCTCGGTAAAGTTACAGAAGCTCCTCCCGCAACAGAGGTTACGGCTAAATATGTGGAGCTTGCTGGTCTTGAGCCAGTTAAACTATATTCAGGACCAAACGACCCGCCTGGATTTCCAAAGTAACGTCTACCAAAATCTACAATAGAGCCCGCAATCCAAATTCCATAACAATCTAATCCTTGAATTCCCGGTAAATCTTTACCTAAGTTAGAACCTCCACCCTCTACGGATGCGGTTCCACCGAAAAACATATTACTAGAAACTGCTATGTAATTTGAAAATGGTGCTGTAATTCCACCAATACTTGTTACCGCAGGTAATTTTATCTCCCATGCATTAAATCGTAATCCGGAAAAATTATGAAACAATCCACTGGTTCCGGACGCATTTAAAATCCAAGCAGTATCTGCTTGATTTGTAGTTGAACTAGTGTTTGTTATAACAGCGTCAGTTCCGTAAATATTTGTATATCTAGACGTTCCACCCTGTATTGACAAAGCAGTAGCATTAGTAAAACTACCGTTTGTAGCTGTAACGTTAGTAGAATTTATTGTAGCAGGATTAAAGTTAGCAGTATTGAGATTAATAGCTGTAACAGATCCGAAAGTTACATTGATTCCGGTTATAGTAGTTGCACTTAGCGTTCCTAATAATCCGGTTGTCCCGGTTAAATTCGTAATTTTAGTATCAACCGCTGTTACAGAAGTAAATAGTAAATTTGAACCACTGAGATTATTAGCAGTTCCACTTAAAATTAGAGGATAACGTAATCGGCTATTTGTAGCTGTTAGATCTAACGTATTAACAAGAGTAGTTTCTGTTTGTAGATTTTGAATATACGAAATTATACCATTAGTTGCATTTAATGTAGTAATTAACGAGTTTACAGACGTAGCGTTTGTATTAGTGAAGTTAGTCGCTGTTAAATTTGTGGTATTAATATTCGCCGGATTAAAATTAGTAGAGTTTAAATTTACTGCTGTAATTGAATTTGAACTAAAATTAGTAGCAGTTAGATTTGTTGTTGTAATATTCGCTGGATTGAACGATACGGCATTTAATGACGTAGTAGTTAAATTCGTAGCGGTTAGATTTGTTGTTGCAATACTTGCGGGATTAAATGATACCGCATTTAATGAAGTAGTGTTTAGAACATTAACATTTCCCGTAACAATGTTTGTGCTTACAAGTCTAGATGTAGTCGCAGTTAAGGCTGCAATCGCAGCTTCATTCCCGAAGAACGATAAGTTTTGAATTACATCTAAACTTCCATTAATTCCAGTTACGTTTGTAACACTAATAGAGTCTCCGACAATAGCAGTTACTTGAACATTAGGAAGATATGAATTAGTAGCACTTAAGCCGGTTAAATTTAATTCTTGAACACTGAATGTAGCAGCATCAAAATTAGTCGCAGACATATAAGTCGTGATAATATTATCTGGCTCAAATAAGGCTACGTCTAATACGTCAGCAAACAAAGAAGTTACAGTTAAGCTACTAATAGTAAAGCTTGACGCATAAAATGTTGCTGCGCTTAATGGTCCTGTGAATAATGCAGATGCAGCATTAATAGATGTAACGTAAAGATCCGGGGCTTGTCTAAAACCCCGGATACTTCCATCTGGACCAAAATTTAATGCTAATGGGATCCGACTGTCGGTCATTTAAAGTTACTTCTTAGGCTTACTCTTATTTAGAGGCTTAGAAGGTCCCTTCTTATCTTTCTTCGGTGGTGGAGAATCTTCTTCTGATTCCTCTTCTCCTCCACCTTCTTCGTCTCCAGTCATATCCACATATTCAATTTCGTTGTCACCTTCTTCGGAACCTTCTTCTCCTCCAGAGAATTCATCTCCACCTTCTTCGTCCCCGAATTCTCCTTCTTGTCCAGGAATACCTTCATCTCCATCTGGTTCTCCGTGTGGCATCTCCCCACCCATTCCTCCGGCTTCTGGAGGTAATCCAGTTCCGCCACCACCAGTAGCTCTACCAATTTGCATTGTTAGATCTTGTAGTAACGCATCTAGTTGACCCATAGCAGCAACTAATTGATTTTGTGCCATAGGAGTTGGCTCTTGTGGAATTGCTCCTTGCGCTCCCATTGCTCCAGCCATATCCTGTTTTGCTCCTTGTGCAGCAGCCATCGCAGGATCTGATTCATCGCTAGGATATTGATCTTGTGGCGGCATTTGAGCATTACCTGACATAGGATCTGCATTTGGTGTTCCTCCTGGCATTGGACCAGCTCCGGCCATTGGCGTAGTTCCTGCCATTGGTTGCTGTGCAGGTGGAGCTATTTGTGGTGAAGTTCCAGGGGTAGGAACAGTTCCTAATGGGACGCCAGGAACAGAACCCATTTGTGGATTCTGAGTAGCACCCTGAATCATCTTTAGCACCGCCCCGATCTTCATTACGTCATCAGCAACTCGATTAAAATCAAGATACTGCATTAAGGAGTTTTCTGTTAGGGTTACTCCAGCATCCTTAAACATTGAGTTTACGAATTCATTAACGTCTAGAATTTCAACTCCGTTTCTAGTCTTGAGGAATTCGGCAAATTCCTTCAACACACTCTTAAAGATACTCTTCTTAGCCAGCTTAGCTAATGACTCAAAAATAGTCACTTGCGCACCAACTAAGGTCTTAAATGATGGAACGTCTTTAAGATTGTTAAGTGATACACCGTATCTCTCGCTAAGAACTCGTGTTAATGCGTCTCTAACTGGCTTCTTCATTTCGAAGAGTAAGGATGCAAATGTCTTAACGTCCTTAGCCGCATGTGATGTCTCAGTTAATGATAACTTATTGAACAGAATAGTTGAAATCTGCGCTTTTGACGCAAACGCAAAATAAGGAACATTGCTTACTACTTTAGCTAAACACTCTTCGATCTTGCTCTTATCGTTCTCTAGAATCAGCTTGCTAAGAGCATCAAAATCTTGATCTTCCGCCCAAATAGTATCTAATGATTCTTTTGCTTCAAGCAGTTCTTTCTTAATTAGCTCTTGCTGGCAGATAATTTGATAGGTAGGAAGATAATTCTCGTTAACGATTTCATATGCGCCAGACTTCTCTAAATCTTTGTATGCTAACTTCTTAAACGCAAATGCTTTGCTAACCTTATCAGCCAGAAGAACAGAATTTATAATTTGTTCCGACTCAAGCAAAGTATCCTTGTTCTCAGTCATCCAGCTAACGAGATTATCACGAAGATCTTTAATCTTTGTGAATTCCTCTGATTCTACGATCTTGGTATTAGCGGTTAGATTAAAGAGTTTATCTTGTAATTTAGCGGATACTCGATCTAGTTTACTAGACAAATTCCAAATCTTTAAGATATCAGTAAATGTAGTTGATGCATCTGATAACTTATCATGTCGTAAAGACTCAATAAGCGAATCCATCTTTGTCTGTTGTAAATCAGAGAACGCCTTAGCATCTTCGAATACAGAAGAATCGCTAATTTCTATATTCACAATAGATGCACCATCTAGATCACCGGAAATAAGTTTCTTATCTTCTGACAAGAACGTAACTCTCGGTCCATCAATAGAAAACAATTCTAGACCTTTTCTAAGGGATCTGGATAGCGAATCTCCTATAGCAAAAATAGTTCTTAATTTTGCGTCTCTGTTCTCAAAAATACTCGTTAACATAAATACCTCAATCTGTTATATTTAGAGAAAGTATTACCTATTATTTTCTAATTTTGGCTAATCTTCTAGATAATACTTTTTTTGTCTGTTCATCTAATCTGCCTGACTTGATTAGATACTGTATATTTTCTTTGGTTGATGGTGAATTGTTTTCTCTTGAATCCGAGCCGGACGAATATCTTGAATTAAGTGATTCATCTGATTGTGCAAATTCTGAGTCCACCGGAACATCCGGATCTCCTCCACCCATCATAGGATCTTCCATTCCTCCACCTACAGGATGAATAGCAGGAAGAATGCCTTGTGATTCTAACTTAACTTCTTTCTCCAACTCAGACTCGATCTTCTCAATATCCTGTTCGTTGAAATCAAAGAATTCCGTATAAAGATACTTCTTTGAAAACATTCCTAATCCTTGCATTGCTTTCACCGCTCTTGCAGTCTGCTCGATAACATCGAGTTTCCTCTTTAATGATAAGTCAGAAGGATCTGGAAGTTCGATGCAAAGATTATCAATCTCTGTTTGCGGGAATCCTTTAATCGAAAGATGGAGTCTTGCTAATTGCTGCAAACCTAATTGAATACACTGTTGCAGCCTTACAATTGTTCTTGCAAACTTAACGTCTAACTGAGAAAGGTTAGCTTTTCTTTCCGGAGACTTATCTTTCTCAACTAGGAAATCCTTAGGAATTTTTAGCTGAGCTAAGAGCTTATCCCGGAAATATCTAACGTCTTCGATCTCACCTAAATTTCCAGCACCTTGTAATGCTTCAATCTTAGTTCCATCATTAGCTCCTCTAATTGGAATCCAGAAGTCTTCATCTACAGCAATTGGATTGTAGTGACCGTCAACGTTGTTTGTTGATCTATCGTAAAATTTCTGTTTCTTGAATGATTGCTTTAAGTCTTCTAACGCTGCATATGCCTTAGCTGGAGGAAGCTGTCCAACGTTAATGTAGAACGCTCGTCTTTCTGGTGCTCTGTTTAATCGGTAGATTAACATCGCATCTTCCATCATCTGTAATGATTTAAAAACGCGACGGGCGTTAGCAGCAATAGATTTTCCGTAAGGGTAATAAAGAGGATTTGACGTGTGCAGTCTAAAGTGAACAATTTGTTCCCGATCCAATGGGATAAATTTCATCTTAGACATCGCAGTTCCCTGAGCACCGTAAGATTCCCAATTATCCTTGTCCGGAATCTCTTGTAAGAATCCTTCTAGATAACCATACTCGTTCTCAGAACGAAGCATAAAAGAGGGGTTAAGAATTTTTATTCTTTGTATTCCTTCTTTAGGATTATTTAAATCAAATACTGATTCAATAAAACAATCACCATACTTTGTGGCATTTCTACAAATATCCCACAAAAATAAATCTAATTGAACAGTTTTGAATAATCTTTCTACTTCTTGTTTAACTACTTCTGAATTAGAAGTAATAACCCATTTTTCCCCTCGTGGACCTTTTTGTGTGCATTCGTCGGCGTAGATATCAAAAGCACTTGAGATTTCTGGATACTCATCCATTTCCTCAAATTCTTTGTATCTTTCCTTTCTCTTATACTCAAGAGGACTTAGAATGAGATTCGATCTGCTAAGACCAACATACGGACTAGACGTAATTGGATCTGGATTAAGTATCGTATCTCCAGCGTCCGCGGGAATTAGGTTATTGTTTACAGATGCATCGTCTGTATCTCTAGCTAATGTGGGACGAGTTTTATTGGCAAAGAATCTAGCTAAAAATCGTCCTAATGTTCCAATAGGAGACAACCAACTCGGAACTCCAGGTGAAGCAAATTCTGTGTAGTTTTCGTTTAATTTTTTAGAACCCATGAGATATCTTCTTCAATTGGACCATTTTTCGTTGGTATCGTTATCGTATATGTAGAACGTTTTCTACCTGGTACAATTCCTAGAATAGAAAAATCTGTAACGTCTTTTGTCATATCAACTAAGGTTGGCATACCTTTTCTTAGTTGAGCAGCAAATGCTAACGACATTACGAGATCGTCAGTTTTACCTTCATCCGCTTCCGGCTTTTTAGTCTCTTCATTGATAATGAAAGTGTATAATTCAAACAATGTCCGTTCAGAATTAACTTTTACCGAACATAATCTAAGTTGTTCTTCCATTTCTGCAAGTAAAGTTTCTCTATTTTTGGCTGATACTAGTATACCGACTTCTCCTTTCTCATCCGTCCACATATTCTCGTATTCGTGATCGTTTAACAAATGCTTAATCAGAACGTGTCCAATCATATTTCGTTCCGCAATAACATTTGCTACATTGTAACGTCGTCCTTCTAATGCAATAATTTTTGCAAATTCATTGATAGGAGTATCAGGAGAATAAAATTCTGCTACTTGAATTCCAGTATAAAGATCTAGAATATGAAATGCGGAGTGGTCAAAGCCTCTGCCAAGTGATACGTCAGCAGCTAAGCCGTAAAGTCTATTCGGATTAGGATTAGACCATACTCGTAATCTTCCGTTGTATCGTTCGTAAAATTTACTCGATACGTTTTCATTCAATTGACCTAAAATTTCACCATCAATATACGTATCTCCGGTTCCTAAGAATTCCGCCTCAAATTCTTGTTTCCATTCTTTTGGCTTGAGGTTCCCGCGCATTTCCTTTTCCCAGTCATCAATATTCTTGGGGGGACTACGCTTCAACATCTCATCGTAAAGATGTTGATAACTCTCATGTCTAAAGTATTCAGGATGTTCTTGCCATTTAATGTCAATAGGATGGAATGAGTTAGTTCCCTTGATAGCTCCTGAATAAATTTCGAAGAACCAGTTAGCGATACCATTTACTGTAGAAAGAACTAATACTTTACCTCCGGTATTGGAACCAAGAATCCCATTTTGTAAAAATGAAGACGTTTTGGGGACTGTTAAGTCGACTGTTTCATTCTCACTCTCAGTAATTTTTACAATATAATCCCAAGTAGAATTCCTACAGTAGTCGTCAAAAAATAGTTTATTTTTGTCGTAGACAGCAGTAAAATTCTTTTGCAATAAGGACTTAATCTTTTCTAGTAAATAAACAGGAATAGTTCTATTTTCATTTTCGTCTAATAATTTATCTAATCGTATACCGTTCTTTCTGTAAAATGATATCGGAACATCTACTTGCTCTAAAATTTTAAAAAGGTCAGTCTTTACAAACTTTTTTGGTACAGAAAATAATTTATGACAATCTTTATTATTCAAACATAAAATTTCAAGTCGATCTTGTTTACGTTTAATATTAAATCCTATTTCTGTTTTAAATATAGCTGCTTGGCTTCTTCTTATTACTAATTTATAACTATCTCGTGCTGATTGCATAGGTTCGCCACCAGGCATTATTCGAGATTTACCATACTTTAAAATTTTCTCTTTTGGAGTTAAGTGAATTACCGATAGAATACCAAAATTAATCAATAATAATTGAGTCTGCTTAACCAATCGTTTACTGGTAGAGACTAAGCAAATATCTCCTTTATCGGTTATACTGCCGTCCCCATCGAACAATCCCCGTAAAAACATTCCTTGGGTTTTTTTATCGCACGATAATATATGAGATGGTATTTCTTTTGTATCACATTTCTTTTTAGGATCAATTCCTAGCGACATCCAAGTTGTTAATGTGGACTTAGAGGATTTAGTTAATTTTATTGTATTTTTAATAGGATAAAATCCGTTACGCAAATAAACTTCTCTAAATTCACTGTCTTGATTTGATACAGTTATGTGGTAATTTTTAGTGCTGAACTTAGACCAACCTTCAGCAATATAACCCCCCAGCATATATGCTAAATCGGAGTCTAATTTATTTTTACCAAAAATATTCATAGAATGATCTATCCGAAGATAATCACCAAATTTAAGATCCCCAGACACAACCATTTCTGGTCCGGTTTTCGTTAGCGAATATAAAGGATGATGCTCAGTAACTTCTAATTCAAAACCTTTAGCTGTCTGAATGATTAATGTTTTTGATCTTGGGGAAACATATCCTTTTATTACTTGTTCTAATCCTTCACTACCAACGACTTGTAAATCTAAATTTTTAAATTCTCCGGGTTTGTCGTTTTCTGTAAAATAATCTCCTATTTTTCGATATCCGTCATCCGTAAGAATCAAAGTATCTTTTGATACACACGAAACTACAGGTAAAGCAGCAGCCCAAATCGTCTTCATATTATCAATGAACGCAGCCTCATCGATAATAAGAAGTGAGCCAGCTAATGATCTACCTGATTGTTTACCTGAAGCTCTGGACTTAATGGTTGAACCATTGGTAAACTTTAACGTATGCTTATTATTCTCCTTCATGTCTGGTTTTAAAAAGACAGGAAGTTCATCATACATTACTTTAATTCTGTCTAGGAATTCTGTTGATTCTGCATCACCTTTTGAAAGCACAGCAACAGTTTTTTTAGCTTGAAACAAGCAGAACCATAGCGCATAAGCACAGCTTAGAGTCGTGCATCCAGCCTGACGGAACTTCCGTAAAACAGTAAATCTATGTTCTGTAAATTCTTGTAAAATCCGTTTCTGAAACGGATAAAGTTCGAAATTTACCAATCCGCGGACAGCGTGAACTACTTTAATATACTTACAGATAAAATACACAGGATCTTCTCTACAACGCTTGAACTCCTGTGCGATGAGCTTAACTTGCTCCTCTTGCGTCAAAACTTTAGACATGAATATTTACTCAGTAGTATGTAGCCGTAAAGATAATCAGCCTCCTACGGTCCCACAATTAAAATCTTTCTTCCCAGACGGTCATTTATCCATACAATATGATAAGACATCTATTTATGAGGGATATAATGTCGGAGTTCAAGAACTTAATGAAAAGTATACTTTACAGGACGACGATATTATTATTTTTTCTCATGATGATATTGAATACGTTACGTCTTTTATTGAATTAAGTAAGATCCTAAAGTATTCCTTTACGATACTGCCAAATGTAGGATTTCTAGGTGTAGCTGGAACTAAGCTATTAACAGAAGAAGCTGTTTGGTGGAATCAGCTCAATTGGCAGCAAGGTTTCCATCGTGGATTCATTTTCCACGGAAATAGTATGTTCGATGCAAAACCAACTGTTTATTCTCCTCCAGGTAAAGAACTTGATAGACAGGTTTTAGTTATGGACGGTGTTTTGTTAGCTTGTCAATACAAGACATTGAAGCTACTTGGTGGTTGGCAAAAACCAGAGAGTTTTGTTGGTAATTGGGATTTCTACGACATTTATACCACTTGGAAGGCTAACAGAAGTAATTTAAGAAACTTTGTTGTTCCTATTATTCTTCGTCATATGTCATTCGGCAACTTAGCTGGACGTGACGGCTGGGAAGCAAACAGAAAAGAATTTATTTCGCTTTCTGCGTTACCTATGGAGATTGTATGAGTTTAGTTGATTTTATTGTTTGGTGCGTAGCTATTTACGGAGCCGTAAACGGTATTGCGTTCTCAACGTTACTTACAGAATTTAGATTGTGGTGGCAATTCTCTTCTTGGGCTGTAACACCAGAAGGGAATATAACCGGTGTAAAAAGAACCAATTTCTTCATGCTGAAGATGGCATCGTTCTTTAGTTGTCCAATGTGTTTAGGCTTTTGGCTTGGGATTATTACTTCTTTAGTTTGGAAGTCTCCGTCTGGAGGTAATTATCTTATTGATGCTTTTGCAGCCTCAGGATCTTCTTGGCTAATTTACTTAGCCACAGCATTTAGAGCGAGTGGACGATGAAACAAAAAAAGCAAGAATCTCTTCCACCTATTAATCTTCTACGGATTACTTTAAACGAATATAAAGTTTGGAGACATTCAAACCATAAAGACATTATTCAGCACAAATTGAATATACTAAAAGAAGAGTTTAAGAAGAAGTCCGATTATTGGCAAGCACACCCAGAGATTCCTGGGAGTTCTTTACCGGGAAGTTTTTGTGAATTTCTAGGTTTAGATCTAGAAGAGTATAAGCTTGTTTTAGAATTGACTAACGTCAACTTCCGGAGCAACAGTGAGTCACCGGACGCAAAAACCACTTAATTGTAACTTTATGCATTTTTAGATTTCCTTTCCTACGTTAAGCTTTCTTAATGCGTAATCTGCTACTTCTGAACTGGAACTCATTACCCCATACGTAAGAGCAAATGATCCTGTATCTCCTAATTGATTAACAATAGTTACAGAACTTACAGCGTAAGTAGAACCCTGTGGAACAACGTATTCTACGGACCCATCTGCAACCCCTGCTAATCCTGGAGCACCGGCAGCAGTAGGAGATCCACTAGTAGCAGTTAAAGCTACCGCTACGTTATACACGCCATTCGGATAAACATGGAACCAGCCCAAATCTTGATTTCCGACAGATCTAGAATCTGCTCGAAAATAATTACACACAATCGCACTACCGTCGGTGTTTCTAAATTCTACGGAGCTGGATTGTGTATTTGTTAGTGATAGAATCTTACAAAAAGATTTTACAGAGTTTCTTGCCATAGTATTATGTATTTGTATGAGTAATTCTAAGATAAGTCCTTTTAAGGATTTTCATAAATATAAGGTGACGGATAGAAAAAATCATGGGATCCGGCATCCTAAAGGTTTGGATGGTCATCATTGCCCATCATGGTGGGGACAGTATATTTGTTCCCATTGTAATGAATATCGTCATTGCGAATGTATAAATAAGATTATCTCAAAAGAGTTATTAGATGGGTAGACCTTTAAGCTTCGGTAAATTAGAAAGGACATTAGCTTCGCTGTCGTGTAATATGGATTCCAGAATAAAGGATCCAATTAACTGTAAAGTTACAGAAATAAGAACTAGTCGAGGAGATTCACTCGAATATTTTTATGATTATGTAATTGTTACACCATCCAGCGGAATTTACTCTTGCCATCTAGAGATAGGTCAGTCTACCGAGGACTTTCCTCTTGTATCTCCAGCATCGGGGACTATGGTAGCGACCTTTGTAGCTCCGACGAGCGCATTTCCGGTGATATAATGAAATTACAAACAAAATTAGATGCGTTAGCAGAAAAGCTTGAAAGATTGATGACTCAATGTGATGGACTTGGAGAAGAACTCGCTGTTTTACAACAACGCATCAAACTGGTTGACTCGGAAATTTTAACGGTAATTTCACTTAAAGATTCTATTAGACATGAGCAGGCACGAAAGGTTCTTAAAGTTAGCTGAGAAATTAGCTCTTGAAAGAAATTTTGAAGTAAGATATCCTTTTGTTTGTTTACTAACCCAAGGCTCTAAAGTATTATCGATCGGTTACAATAGCCATAAAACGCATCCTTGTGCTAAAGATAATAGAACTGAGAGCTTGCACGCTGAGTTAGATTGTATTAATAGAGCACGAGAAACGGAGGGAACTACCCTTTATGTTTTACGGGTTAGAAAATTAGGCTTCGGGAAAGCTAAGCCATGTCCTTTTTGCCAAATAGCGATCCAAAAAGCAAAAATTAAGAAAGTTGTGTATACAAACACAGCGGATGTATTATCTTATACTGTAACTAAATTATGAACCATACAATCGATGAACAAGGATTTAAAGCCACACTAGAAGATGTTGCTAAACAAGTCTTTGATGGGAAAGGATCCAAACGGCACGGAAACGGTAAAAGTCTAAAAGACCAAATCTGGTATACTATATCAGAAAACGTAGGTGAAGGTTTCTGTTTAGGTCAAGCTATGAAGAAGATTCATGAGCTTTCTACTAAGCGAGAAAATATTGACGCATGGAATACTGAAATCCTTGGTGCTATGAGTTATCTCGTATTCGCTTACTTATGGTTCAACAACCACCAGGGAAAGATGCCCGGCATGAAATCCGTACAAGAACCTGGTGTTGAACCGCTCACGTCCGACGTTATACCCGACTTGCCGCGACCGCGAACCATGCGGATCGGTCCCTATGAAAACGTCAGATTCTGAAATACAAAGAAGTATTCTGGAATTAAGCAAGACTAATCCAGACTTAGCTAAACAACTTCAAATTCTACGTGATAGTTTAAAAAATGATAGATTCGATTGTAAATGTATCTCCCAAAAGACCACTAACGGCAACTCAACGCTTGGAACTTCTGGAGTCAGTAGTTCTTAATATGCTCATGGATTTTAGTTACATGAGTGAGGATGAAGCACGAGAAGTGTTACAAGATCCTGAGAAGACTATTGATGCTGCTGCAATTGAACGATTGATGACAGAGCCTAAGTTTGATCCTAAGGAAGCAGACGAAATCTATAGGAAGTTGCAAGGGATGCCAGACGCATGATGTCTTATCAAGTTGATTACATTCAAGACGGAATTCCAAGAACAAAAATCTTCTTATATAAAGATTTAGCATTACTGTTAATGTCTGAGCTGGTTGACTCTGATACCCCATTTCAATATTCAACAGTAACAAGACTAGATCGTCCTACTTCTTCTTGGGAAATAAACGACGACGAGGAATATACTTCAAATGACTAACGCACAAAAAGTAAATAAGCATTTACGAACAAAGAGAATTAAGGCAACTACTACAAAGGGTGCCCGTGGACGAAAGCGTCCAAAGCATGGAATTGGAAAAGCAATTCGTGCTACAAAGAAGAAGCTAGCTAAGTAATCATATGAAACTCCCACCAATTAAGAAATATTCAAATATAGGCACTGGAATACATGATTTAGCTTACTACTCTACAGAAGTAGTATTTAAGAATGCGTTCCTCCAAGCGGATCCGTTCTGGAATCAATTACACCGAAATCATTGGCCGGACGGTAAAACAGAATTCAGAAATGGAGCTGTCGGACCTAATGGAATGCCGTTAGGAGATCCAGTAATTGGTTGGTGGAGA